GTAGTATCTCCACAGTAGTATGTTGAAATTTTTTTGCCCATTTAAATCTCCGATTCTATGTCTTCTATGAGTTGATCTTTCATAGCCAAAACTTGATCTTTCATTTCTGGTTTTTCCCACCATCTAAACAGAGCGCAAACAGTTATACGGGGTACGTTAGTATATGCAGAGTGCCAACAATGGTCTTCCTCTTCTTTACCAAAGTGATAGCCTCTGACTTGCCAACCAGCAACATCAGGTATCTTAACTATCTCTTCTTTTTTCTTATCATAATATTGAAAGTATCCATCACCTTTTTCGGACCAAGAAAATATAAACTGGTAGCCTGAGTTATTCTGATTAGTATGCCAACCAACACCACCACCTTTAGGATAATATGTAAAAACAGCATCAGAGTTTGCACCTAAGTTTGCTATAAAATCTCCTTTGACAAACTGACAAATTTCTTTAAAGTCGGTGTTGTCGTTCACAGGGTGTCCATAATATTCTACTGGATGCCCCACATGGTTGGGATCACTCATATGTTTTTTAAGATATTCCTCACCCATAAACTTTTCGTCAAAATCTTTTGACAGTTGCTGTATGCCTAACTTTAAAAGATGTATGTTAGGCAACACTGCGTTCCTAACTTTCTCTAAGTCAGCCAAGATATCTTTATTTCTTAGTATTAGTTCTGTCATTACTAAACTCCAAGATTTGTGGATATATTTTAGATAAGGCTTTGGCAATCTCAACAGCAATATCTTGATGCTCTTGCTGTGTGCCATTAGCAGATCTTAGTTCGATATAATGTATCCAACTACGAATAGTTCCATTCACATACATCTTAGAGACGGTATTACCTTCTGGTAAGATTACCCTTGCTTGCTCCTTGGCAATACCTTTGTCTCTTGCTTCTTTATATATCCTACCAACGTGTTCAATAATAAACTTCTGTTGAGCATCCCACCAAGCATCTAGTCCCACATCATCATTTGGAATACTATTCTGTCTATTGGTTTCGTCTTGTAGACGTGCCTCACGAACAACAAACGCACTATCCATATCACTAGGATCTGCGTAACGTTGCGAGAACTCTTGAAATGAGAATGAACGATGCCTTAGAAACTGTCTTGCAATGTCACGTGTTGTTTCAACTTCAAGACAAGCAGAGGCCATTTCAAATGGAGACCAGTGCTTGTGCTTCATCAGATAACCTAATAGTTTCTGTGTGGTTTTTGTGTTTGCTTGATTATTAGGGTTAGATACCCTAGCACAGTATGCTATAAGATCTTGAATATTCTCCAAGCCCATTACACCCGTTTCTCCAGCGTGAACATAACGAACTGGTTGAGAGTGCGATAGTAACCTAACTTTCATTACCCCTGACCTCTATACTTTTTATAGTGGCGTCTCTTGCCTTTGTTCATAGAAGAGGTTTTAACATTACCTTTGCCTACACTTGTCTTCTTCTTATTTGTTATTCCCTTAACTGCCATCATTTACTCCATTTTAAAATCTTTAAATCGTTCTGCCGTATCTGTTTTGTCAAAGGTTGCTGTATCATCTATCAGGTTACCCAGAGCATCATCTACATCAAACAGTTTCATTCTAGATCTATCGACACCAACCACAAACCTCTTGTTAGCACTAGGATCGTTATATCTATTCTTAAGTTGTTTGATCATAATCTGTCCAAGTGCTTCTAGTTCTTCACTTGAAATCAAAGCAAACATCAAGTCGGCTGTAGCGGGTAATCCAAAAGACTCACTCGTATCTTCAAGCCCAACATCTGAGTTACCATAACCACTACGAGTCGTTTGCGTTGCAGTGACAATCGGAACTTCGAACTCGACTGCGAGTCCACGTAGTTCTTCCGCAATAGATTTAATATAAGTGTACGAATTGATTGATCCCCCCATGCCCTTCATTCGACTAGATGCACATATGTTGAGATAGTCTATAAAGATCATCTCAGGTATAAAGTCTTTCTTTAGTTTAAGCTCATTCAGTAATGCTCTAAAGTGTCCCGTATGTGCTGAACCAGTTGGGTATTCCTTAACAATAAGTTTACCATTATTCTTACCCGCAATGTTGTGAACCTTATCGGTTAACATCTCTTTTGATAGCGTCTCTAATTGATCAAGCGGTATGTCTAAAAGGTTTGCGTCTATACGTTCAGCAATACGTTCCTCTGCCATTTCCATTGTAATATATAGCACATTTCTACCTTGGGTCATAGCGTTAGCCGCCACGTGACACATGAATAATGATTTACCAACACCAGTGCCAGCAAGTGCCACGTTCAGTGTTTTGTTAGGTAGACCACCTTTGGTAATTCTATTCATATATTCAAGATCAAATGGTATACGCTCTTCTTGAGCATGATAGAAGTCATAACGTTCTGACACATTGTCAACATAGTCGTGACCAATATTCGCATCAAAAGAAACTGCCAAGGCTTTGGTCAATAGATCAGGGAGAGCGTTCTTAGTAAGATCTCTGTGCTTACCATCAATAATGGAGATAGACTCCATAATAGCATTATGTATTGCTCTATCTTGACACCACCTCTCAGTAGTGTCCTCTAACCACTTGTCATTTGCCTTGACAGTTTCTTTATCGAATATGTTTGGAAGTATCTCAAGTACGGCTGTATATTGATCGTCTGTGAACTTTTCACTCAGATCTATCTCAATCTTAAAAGCCTCTTGAGTTGGTAGCTTATTATACTTGGCTACATACTTCGCAATCTGATTAAATATTTGATTGTAGACTCCTTGAAAGTATTCTGGTTTCACAAAGGGAAGAACCTTACGCATATAAGGTTCATCGATTAATAGGTGTCGTAATATGACTTGTTCTACATTGCTCATTTTATTATTATACCATAATCATTTAGGAGACACAACCCCTTCAGCGTCTTTTTCTACTCGTTCAGCTTGTTGTTCTAGGATATCATACAAGATATCTCCAGTAGTATGATGCCAATCAAGATCATCATGAGCAATCCAATCATCACCAAGCCCCCCTGATATTACTGTAGATGTAAACTTTATAGTCTCGCCATCTTCTGCAACCCTTAGTTCACCAAAGTTAAAAACAGTTTCTACATATTTTCCTGTTTTGATTCTAATATTCCAGTGATCATTATCACCGGGGGTTAGTTCATAATCGTCATTTTGTTTCATTGAAATAATCCGTATATAAATTTATATTAAAAGTAACTCTAGGTCCAAGTCCAGTAGTTGGAAACTTATGCCACGTATTCTCACCTCTTGAGAATATTAAGGCTCTGTTAGGTTTCCATTCAACTGGACTAAGACTATGTTTGGTATTGCCTATAAAAGTTCCTACATGATTATCAGGACAACCATAAACTACAATAGAAAGTATTTTGTCTTCACGATCAACATGAACAAACTCTGAAGAAGGCTCATCATCATGTACTGCTTGTATATCTAACTGGAACCTATCATAGTATTCAGTCTTTTCACTATTAAGTATATGGAGATACTCTAGTGCTACTGATCCATAAGTATTGGACCAGTAGTCATCTAGTGAGCGTATAGTTTTGATCACTTTTTCTTTAGGCAATATATCTTCATAGATTGATTTAGATACAGTTACCAGATTTTCAAAGTCTCTATCTGAAAAAAAGTTATCTACTATAAAGTGGGGCCAAGGGTCAGTCNTCAACTGCNTCGACTATAGCATCCATGTCAACCACAGACCTATGNCCTATCTGATACTGTTTCTTTAAGAATTCTTTAAAATCTGTGCCAGAAAAGATTGGATTCCAGAAGGATTCATCAAGAGTGGCATCGTGCCGTACTTTAGATCCAACTTCTCCAGTGTCTTGATCGACCACAGCATACCAGCCATTGGAAGGCTTAGTAACATAACCGCCAGCAAGAGCGCAATCGAGAAGGCCAGAGTAATGCTTGACACCACCATCCCAAGATACAGTAATAGGTATTTTCGACTTCTCTTTAACAAATCTACTTTTTTCAACGTTAATAACAAAATGATATCCTTGTATTTCAGTTCCCTTTTTATCTTGTTGCCTTCCGACAATCCAAACAGTATCGGCTGAATAGGTTATACCAGTGCCACCGCCGACTATATCTTTAGGGAATAATCCGATTTCTTTGTAAGTATGATTAACTGCAATCATAGGTATATTCTTCATGCTTAAGTATGGTGTTACCATACGGAACAGACTCTTAAATGCTTTGGCACGAGACATATCTGCCACAGACTTTTCGTCCTTTGCATCTTCTAGTTCTTTCTT